GCCGCGGGTGACGGCGGCCTTGACGTCGTGGATGCCGAGACCGTGCTGAAGCAGGAGCGAGATCAGCAAGCCGGCGTCGCGCAAGGCCGCCTCGTTGGGCGACCCCGGCTTGCCGGCGTTGACGAAGACTTCCCGGATCTTGCCGTCGTTGTCGCGAGAGTAAGTGAGAAACGCTTTCAGCCGCAGTCCCTCGACGTCGGCGTAGCGGACCCCGAAGGTGACGCTGCCGCGACGGGGCGGGAAGCGTATGCGGTTGCTCATCGCTCGATCAGTCTCTGCATCTGCGCGATGCCCGCGCCGATCCCGATCATCAGGAACGACAGGAGCATGTGGTCGGACGCGGCGAAGACCAAGGCCATGACCGCCATCGCCCCGGCCGGAGCCGCAACGATGATGATCTCGTCGATCTCGGGATCAGTCATGCCGACACCCGGATCGGCGGGACGTAGCGAACGCCGGCGCTCACTCTCTGGTGCTCGCCGCAGTAAGACACGCCGCTGAGGGATCGCTTGCCGCAAAACAACGCCGACACCCCGACGCCGGACACCGGCCAGCGGCAGGAGTGAAACCCCTGAAGGTCGAGGTCGAGAAGCCTGACTTTTCCGACTTTCGCCAGGGGGATCTCGCGCGGCGGCTTGGGCTTGGCGACGCGCGGCTTGCCTTTCGCCTTCGTCTTTACCGGCTTCTCCTTCTCGACGGCGACGCCGCGGACCCAACGCTTACGATGCACCATGCCCAGGAAAGCGTTCCTGGTCACGCCACATTGTTCGGCGCAGAACCCGGCCTTGTAGCCGTCGCCCCACAGCCTTTCTCCCAAGGCGAGGCGATCCAAGGGCCACTCATTCATGGTCGTCGTCCACCCGGCCGACCGTCACAAGGCCGAGCATCCGCCCGACCGTGGTCCGGAACCGCCGCCACTCTTCGACAGTCACCGTCGGCTGGATCGTGAAGATGTCTTCGATGATCCGGCCCAGGGTAAGCGGGCCATAGGCCGCGGGTACGTCACCGGCGAGCTTGACCCGCAATGGTGCCGTCGCCGGCGTACCGGCGTTGACGATCCGGGTGGCGTCGGTGCCCAGACCAAATTCGGGCGTATCCGTGGTCACCGGCGGGAGCTCGGCCTGCTGGCGGAGGATGTCGATCGGGGAGAGTTCTTCAGGCGCCGGCATGGCCGTTGCTCCCGGCAAGGCCGAACTCCACGATCATCTCTTCCCGGATCTTCGGGAAGAGATCGGGTTCAAGCCGACTGAGCCTGACGCCGCCGTGACGCCCGGCGATCTTGTCGATGAAGCTCTTCGCCTGGGTCTTCTGCTTGGGGTCGGCGAAGCGCTTGGTCAGCTCGTCGAGGACGTAGGCGCGGTCGGCGGTGACGACCACCGCATCCGCCTTGACGTCGGGCTCGGGCACAGGCGCTGGCTTCTTCGCCACCGTCGTCTTCTTGCGCCTGGCCGGAAGAACCGCCGCGGCGTCGTCGAGGGCCTCCTCGATAGCGGCGATTTTTGCGGCCGTCTTTTTGGAATACTTACCGGCGCCCATCTGTTCCCCTGCGCGAAGCAGTTCCTCCGCGGCGTTGTCGATTTCCTCTTCAGAGGCTTCCGGATCGGACAAAACGGCCGCGGCTTCCCGTGCAATAGCCTCGGCCGCGGTTATTGGCATGCCCGCCACACTGCTGCCTTGCGTCGCCGCCGTGACGACGAAGCCCTCGGCGCCGAAACGCTCCTGGGTGACCTTCCAGAGGTCGTTGAGCGGCATGGTGCGCAGGTCCGGACGGTTGAGAGCTTGCAGGGCGAGTTCGATGTCGCCCATGCTCTCGCCTGATATTTCGATCTTGATCATGGTTTTTTCCTTGCGGTCCTGATGAGGTGGTAAGAGGCGTAACGCTTGCCGTTGCTTGCGTGGACCATGTCCGTAAGAATGTCATGCCCGGCCTGACGAAGCTCGTGCACACGCGCAGCCAAGCGGAAGCAGCCGTACTGCGCCAAAGCCTCGACCGGGGTTATCGACGGTTGTCGTTGCAGATGGTCCAGCAGCATTGCCGCTTGGGCGGGGTTACTGTGCTGGGGCGCTACCACGGGCTTTCTCCTTCCTGACCTCGATCTCCTCGATCATGGCGTTGACCACGGCGAGGGCGTCGTCGACTTTCCTCATCGCGGCATCGATCGCGGCCCTGACGGCGATCTCCTCCTCGGGAGTGAGTTCGCGCTTGATCATGAGGCGGCGAAGCTGCTCGGCGGGGTTCGGCACGTCGCGGGTGACGGTCATGCGTCTTTCCCTCCGATCCTCTGGAGTTCCCGGTCGATGTACCAGCGCGCCTTCTTCAGGTCGTTGACGGTGTCGCCCTTCTCGCCGGAACGCCAGATGTATTTGATCGCGTTGCCGAGATTGAAATTCATATGCTCGGTGATCTCGATGCACTCGGTCCCGCTGGGGTGGCGAGTGTAGTGCGCCGGGTGGTTGATCGGGTCATCGTCGGAAGCAGCGACCATCCGCATCGGCTTGGCATAAGTCTCGCCAGCAGTTCCGGTTTTCAGGCTGTTGGTCTTGTCCCAGAAGTCGCGGGCACGGCGATCGTCGTCGGTGTTGGTGAGTAGGGGCGGGCGGGCCAGGGCATCGTCGTTCATCTCACACATCTCCATCGTTTGCCTTTCCAGGCGGTTCGCATCCCGTGCTTGACGCACAGCGGTTCCCCGGTGAGCGCCGGTGCAGGGGGTTTAGTGGTTTCCACTAAACCAACCGGGGCTACCTCGACCGGCTTCATCGGCGGGAACATCACCACCTGCCCGTCGACGATCGGCTGCTCCTCCGGCGTGAAGGTGAACGCCGGCGTCTCGTCCTGGAGCAGGCAGAAGCTATAAGCTTTCCGATACAAGAACCTCCCGGCGGCGACGTCGACGAACGGGAAGCCGAGTAGCTGCCGCAAGGCCAGCGCCGAGCCGCGGTTGGCGTAAGCCTTACAGTCGTCGAGGTCGGCGGCGCGGGCACGCGGGATCGCCAGGATAGCGACGATCAGGAACACGATCGCCACCAACCACACGGCCCAGATCAGGAACGTGAAGGTCTTCGCAGTCATCATCTCTCCGTCATGGCCAGCTCCATCGCGCCCCATACCCGGTAGGGGCCGTGCCACTCCCCGTCCCAAAAGGAACACCCTTGGCTGGACCCGTAGACGATGAAGCCCAGCCACCAGACGCACTCGCTGTTGATCCGCTGAAGGTCGATCATCGCCGGACGACCTCGAGGGCGACACGGGCCATTGCGGCGGGATCAGTCGTCTCGCCGACGGCAATCACATCTAGGGCAAACTTGAACTTGTCCCGCTCGGCCTCGAGTTCGGCGGCATAGGAGTGGCGCTTGGAATTAGCGGCATTGTAGCCGCGCATGTAGTGACGCTGGACGGCCTCGGGACTGCACAGGGCCTCAAGTTCGGCGATGCGGAGCCTGAGCTTGTTGTTCTCGACGATGATGGTCTTGTCGTTCATGACGTCTTCTCGTCGGCTGGCGGCTCCGTCTTGCTGAGAGCCGCGACGAGGCGTGTCACGACGGCGAACGTCTCCGAGAGCAAATCCATCGCCGTCGTCATATCGGCCAGCGCCCGGCCTACCGCGCCGGGCACGAACGGGGGCGGCGTCGGCGCGGCGGCGCCGTTGCTGCCGTGGGGCATGGCGAGGAGCTTCTCTCTCTTCCGGTTCTGCATCCGGACCAGCTTTTCGATCGCCGGCAGCACACCAAGCGCCTGGGCGCCTTCGATGAGTAGCGCCTTGGTGAGGTCATGACCGCCGCCATGCGCTGCCCGCCAAGCTGCATAGCCCGGAGCCGCCCGCACGATCGCCCGCGCCAGGTTCCGGGTTTCCTGGGAGAAAACGAGGTGCATTTAGTAATCCTCCCGTTTCTTATCCCGCCAAGCATCGAACTCTTCGGCATACTCGGACGGGTCGGCATACTCGCCGTACTTCTTGCGGGTGTAAGTCGCCAAGCCGTTGTCGTAGGCCGTGTCGGCTGCCCGGTCCTGGTCAGCGATCTCGTGGCACTCCCGGCAAAGGAGTTGAAGGTCGTAGTCCTCTTCGCGGCCAAGCCGGTCATAGTTGCGGTGATGCATGTCGAGCCGCTTATCCGTGGCCCCGCAACGCTCACAACGTCGGCCGCGCTCTCGCAACAAACGCGCCTTCAACGCCTGCCACTTCGGGCTGTTGATCCGTGCCAGATATTCCGGGGTCCGCGTCATCCAAATAACTCCGTCAGCTCGCGAGACTTGCGGGCGAGAATTTCCTGAATTCGGTCGTCGAGCGTGCCCGCCGCAGCGGCGTGCCGGACCAAGACCCCGTCCATCTGACCTATCCTGTGAACCCGGCACGCGGCTTGGAAGTTGTCGGCGGGCGAGAACGAGGCTTCGGCGAAAACCACGTCGGAGCAGGGCGAGGTCTTCGAGACGAGGGTCAGGCCGGTGCCGCCAGCTTGAATTTGACCTATGAAGATCCTTGCCTTGCCCGACATGAAGCGGTCGATAGCCTCACGGCGCTGGTCGAGATTGTTCCTGCCGTCGAAGGTCACCGGCGCGTACAGCGCGAGAAGCTTGGCGTAGCGATCGATGACGGCGTGGTGGACGCACCAGACGACGAGGCGCCGCTTGTTGTCACTCTCAAGAAGGTCTTCGATCCACTCGGCCACCGCCGCGGTCTTGGCCAGACCAAGCATCTGGATCACGCTCATAGTCTCGCCCTTGCCGGCTTCGGCTCGCAACTCCGCCAACAGAGTGTCGTCGTCGAGCTTGTCCCACGGCAAGGGATCGTTGTGTGTATCTCCTGCCCACACCGGCAGCGTCACGAAGTCGATCGGCGGGAGCTCGGGAAGCACGTCGCGTTTCTTCGCCGCCAGGATCATCGGCGCCAGTCGTGCCCGCAGCTCCGGAAGGTTCTTGCTCCCGGTGACTTGCTCAACCCAGTGGTTATTCACTTTAAACTGACGGGTGTTGCAGTAGCGCGAGAGAAACTCTCCTTCACGCATGGGTTTCCCGGTGACCGGCGAGATGATCAAGTCGGGGCGAAGATGGTAGACCAGCCCCCAGAGTTCCCCGGCGTGATTGGGCGCGGGCGTCCCCGTCATGGGATGCACCCAACCGAGCTGTTCCTGCTTGAGGAGCTCGTAAATCCGTTTGGCCCGGTTCGACTTCGGGTTCTTGAGGTAGTGGGCCTCGTCGAGGATGGTCGCCTCGAATGGCCCGGTATCTGCGAGATATTCGGCCATGCGGCCGGAAACCTCGGACATGAAACCGTAGGAGACGATGAAGATGCCTTCGCCGGCCGCGATCGGACCGCGAACGGTGATCGCCTTCGGGCCCTGCGGCCACCACTTCTTGATCTCGGCTTCCCAGACCAAGACCACCGAGTGTGGGCACAAGACGAGGATACGTTTGTAGCCGCGGGCATTCATCGACGCGATGGCGACACGGGTCTTGCCGAGCCCGGGATCAAAAGCGTTGAGCACCGGCTTCGACGCCGCGAAGATCGTGCCGACGGCCTTGACCTGGTACGGGTAAATCTCAGGGGTCACTTGTGCGTCTCCAGATACCACCACGCCATCAGCAGCGCCTCGGCCCTGCCCGCGTCTCGCTTCCTCGCCAACGGCTCCGACAGATCCGAGAACAGCTTCAGGGCCAGCGCCCGGGCTTGCTCTTTGTCGGGGCCGAGCCGGAAGTGCTTCTTCCACACCATCGGCGAAACCTCGACGCGCCTGACGACCAGAGCTGCGAGTACGCCGTGAATGATCCCGGTGCCCATGCCGAACTTGAACGAGCTCGACACCCCCTGCCCGGGAAAAGCCCCGACCTTCTCAATCACCGCGACGCTCGCCGGGAAATGCGCGACGAGGTCGGCGAAGCCGGCCGCATCGACCATCTTGTCCGCCACAGGAACGTCGCCGCAAGCCAGTGCCTCACGTTCGTTGGCGATACCCCAGGCGGCGGACACCGAGCCGGGGTCGACGGCAAAGACGATCACAGCGTCACTTTCCCTCTGACCAGTAGCTGGTCGATGCTCTTGATCGTGCCCGCCTGCAGCGCCCATTTCAAAAACAGCGGCGTCCATTGCGACGGCACCCTCCCTCTGAACCGCCAACCGTCGACGGTCTTCGGCGCCGGCGGGTCATAGCCCGCCTTCTTGATCTTGGCGGCGATCTCGGCGCTCGTCCCCAACGAGACGAGAAGCTGGTAATAGTCCCAGACCGGGACGATCTGGGCCTGCTTCCTTTCAGTCAAAAAAGCGTGTGGCATCACTAAAAACCCTTCTTTCGATTTCAAGACGTGACATAGCGAGACCAATCTGTCAAGTTCGCTTTCCCAAGGCGAGGAGATAAGATGCTTTCCCTCGATTTCGAGACCTACAACACTTTGGACCTGAAAGGTGTCGGCGCAGATCTCTACGCTTCGAGCTCGACTTTGGTAGTGACTGCAATAGCTTGGGCGGTCGACGACGGCCCGATCGAGAGCGTTCGTTACCCATTCAACTACCTTCCGCACATCATCCAGAACTACCTGCGAAACGGCGGAATGCTAAGGGCGTGGAACGCCAGTTTCGAGTGGCTGATCCTGCACCACCAGTTCCATATCACTCTCCCATGGATGCAGGTCGACTGCACCATGCAGCGAGCCCTCTATGCCAGCCTTCCCGGCGCCCTCGACGCCGCCGGCCAAGCCCTCGGGCTCCCGGCTTCGCTCCAGAAAGACCCCGCCGGCAAGCGCCTGATGCTGCAAATGTCGAGACCAAGAGCCAACAGGAGCAAATGGCACGAGGACGACCCCGACAAGGTCAGACGCCTGGAAGAGTATTGCCGGCAGGACGTCGCAGCCGAGCGGGCCATCGCCAAGCGTCTCCCTCCCCTGCCCATGAACGAGAAGCGGGTGTCTGCCCTCGACCACTACACCAACCGCCGCGGCATCGCCCTCGACAGCGACCTGATCAGACGACTTATGATTTTGGCCAGCGAAGAAACCCGAAGTCTTAATCAAGCTTGCACGCTGCTGACCAACGGCGAAGTCACGTCTCCGGGCACGCAGACTGCGAAGCTCACCCGGTGGTTAGAGGGTCAAGGTCTCGCGGTCCCCGACGGCCTCGACAAGGAAGCCGTCGACACTCTCTTGTCGGGCATGCCGACGATCGACGTCCCGCGGCAAGTCCTCGAAATCCGACAAGAAGTCGCCAAGAGCTCGACGAAGAAGCTCTCCACCATGCTCAAGTGCCAAGGCCGTGACGGCCGGGTGCGCGGGCAACTGGCTTACTACGGCGCCAACCGCACGGGGCGCTTCGCCGGGAGACTTATTCAGGTCCAGAACCTCCCAAGACCGGCTTTCCCCAAGGATACCCTCCGCGACGTCAGGAGCGCCATCCGGCAAAGCCCCGACAGCGAGTGGATCGACTTACTCTACGGTCCGCCGCTCGACATCACCGCCTCGCTCTTGCGGAGCTGCCTCGTGCCCGGCCAAGGGAAGGTCTTCGTCACTTATGATTTCAAGCAGATCGAGGCGCGGGTTCTGGCGTGGTTAGCTGGCGCCAAAGACACCCTCGAAGTTTTCGCCTCAGGTGAAGACGTCTACGTCTACGAACAAAAGCGCATCGGCTTGTCTTCACGCCAAGCCGGGAAAGTCGTGGTCCTCGCCTGCGGTTTCGGCATGGGTGCGATCCGCTTTCAGGAAACCGCCCGGACCTACGGCCTCGATCTCACTCTTGACGAAGCCCTCGACATCGTCACGGCGTGGCGCAACGCCAACCCCTTGATCGTTACCTTGTGGCGGCACACCGAAGACTGCTTCAGGCGCGCCTTGTGGTCGCCGGGCACGGTCGTCCAGGTCAACGACAAGCTCTCTTTCCACGCCAGGCGAACCATCACCAACGGCATCCTTACCGTCATCGTCGAGATGCGCCTCCCCTCTAGCCGGGAGCTGTTCTACCGCCATGCCCGCATCGAGCCAGGGAAGTTCTCGCAAGGCGAGATCACTTATGACGGCGTCGATCAAACTACCAAACGCTGGGGCGCGATCCGGACGTGGGGTGGGAAACTCGTCGAGAACGCCGTGCAGGCCATTGCCCGGGATTGTCTTGTCGACGCGTCGCTTCGCATCGACGCCGCCGACCTCGGGAAACTCGTTCTTTCTGCTCACGACGAGCTGGTCGAGGAGGTCGATGAGCTGGTGGCCAGCCAACGGGCACCCCTGATCATGGCTGAAATCGAGCAGAGCCCATATTTCGCCAGGGACTTGCCGATCGCGGCTGAGGGTGGGATCAGAACCAGCTACGGCGTCTAACCGAAAAAAGAACCGCCGACGAAGGGTGTCAGCCTTCGCCGGCGGTAAGATGTCTCTTTCCCAAAACAAGAGGAGATCTTTCTACATGCCTCTGTTCGGCTCGGCAACCCCGGCGCCCCCGCCGCCGTTGCCGCCTTTCACGCCATCGCCCTTCGTGCCCGCCGCCCTCGAGATCCTGCCGCAGTGGATCTGCTGGAAGGCGGTCTGGCGAGGCGCCAAGGGCAAGTGGGACAAGCTCCCGGTATCCGTGGTCACGGGCACCGGCGTCGGCTTCCTCGATGCCAAAAACCAAGTGAGCTACGACGAAGCCATCCGCTACGCCGAACTCCATAACCTCTCCGGCGTCGGCTTCGTCCTCATGGGCGGCGACATCCTCGGGATCGACCTCGACGGCGTCAGGAACCTCGCGACCGGCGCCATCGAGCCGTGGGCCTTCGACATCCTGCGGCGGACCAGAACCTACGCCGAGATCTCGCCTTCACGCCAGGGCGTACGCCTGTTCGCGATCGGCGACCTCGACGGAAAATCGATGATCAAATCCTCGCCGGCCAAGGTCGAGATGTACGTCTCCGGGCGGTATCTCACTTTCACCGGCGACCATCTGCCTGGGTCGCCTTTCGACGTCGAGAAAGACCCCCAGACGGTGCAGGCCCTGAAAGATAGGGTAAACAAAATTCTCCTGCTCTCGGGCTCGCCGATGCCCGCGGGCACGACTTCCTCGGCTGCCTCCGCCGCCAGCCAGGTGCCTGGCGATCTCGGTCGCTACGCCTACGGCCAGACGTTCTTCGGCAAGGTCAACAAGCTCGCGATGGAGAACCTCCCCAAGTGGGTGCCCGAGCTGTTCCCTGCCGCAAGGCCGTACCAAACGGGGTTCAGGGTCGCCTCGAAGGATCTCGGGCGCGACCTCGAGGAAGACATCTCGATCTTACCCACGGGCATCGTCGACTTCGGGGTTCACGACCTCGGCGATGAGCGCCAAGGCAAGCGCACGCCCGTGGATCTCGTGGTCGAGTGGCTGGAAGTAGAAGAAGGCGCCCTCACGCCTGCCGGAGCTGCCATATGGCTCTGCGAGAAACTCGGCGTTGATCCTTCTTCGTTAGGCTACCGCGGGGTGGCTGTGGATAACGGGGATAACGGGGAAACCCCGGGCACCACGGGCACGGAGCTCGACGACGTCCTGCCTGGCAAGCGCCAGGCGAAAGCTCCACCTCCGCCGACCATCAGACTAAGCGACGAGCTGGCCAAACCCGGCTTCGAGCACACCAAGCCAGCGACGATCCTGCCCGGTGTCGAGCGTGGTGAGGTGACGCTGATCGCCGGGGCACCAGGGGCGATGAAATCCTTGTGGGCGGTGCAGACTGCCATTGCCATCGTGTCGGGCCAGGAGAAGGTCGCCGGCGTGGCCAAGCTGCGCCTCACCGGCTCCGTCTTGCTCTATGCCCATGAGGACACGCGCGAGGTGATCCTGAAACGCTACGCCTCGATCAGCAAGTTCTACGCCCTGGCGCCGCCGTTCCCGCACGAGTTCCTGCTGAGGACGGAACGCCTGCTCGGGCGGAAAGGCGAAGCCATCGTGCTCAACGCCGGCGAGGTAGCCGAGATCGAGCGGCTGGTCAGGGACGAGAAGCTGGCCGTGGTCGTGGTCGACACGCTCGCCGCCGCGGTGTTGAGCGAAGAGACGAACCTAGAGTTCCAGCAAACCACGAACCACCTGCGGGCACTGGCGCAGAGGCTGGGCGTCGCAGTGATCCTCGTCCACCATTTCCGCAAAGGCTCGCCAGGACCGAAAGCTGCTGATGCCCGAGCGTCCCTCGATGACATAAGAGGAGGATCAGCCTTGACCGGAGCGACCCGGAACGCCTTGCTGATCGAACCACCCAACACGACCGAGCAGACCACGTTCGGCCTCGACGCGAAGCGCGTCCGCAAGCTGTCGCACCATAAGAACAACAACGGACCGCTCGACGAGGACCGCTGGTTCGAGCTGACGACGGTGGGCATCCCCTGCCGCGACCCCGAGACCGGGACCGTGGACGACGAGCAGCAACCGGCTCTCGTGTGGATGGTGCCCGACGCGACGGCCACCCAGCTCACCACCATGCGAGAAGTCCTGGGTGAGCTGGAAGGGCGCGCGGCCGCCGGCCAGAGAACAAGATGGTCGTCACGCAACGACGGGCAAGCCGACCTGGCGCAGACGGTCACGGGTATAGGTACGGGCGAGCTCGACCAGATCTTGACCGAGATGGAAAAACGAGGAGTGATCCAACGGGTGCCGGAGAAGGACCCGGTGACCCGCAAGCCGATTTTGGTGGTAAAGGTTGTAAACCCTGCGCCACTAAGGGAAAAAACAGAAGATGCTGAAGATACTGATGAAAATGACGCGGGACTTTGAAATTGGGTCTGCGCCACTAGCTAGTGGCGCGTAGTGGCGCAGATGTCGACGAGAAAAGAGGAAAAAGCTCAATGATTTCAATGGGTCAAAAGTGCGCCACTAAGCAAAAAACGGGGTGCGCCACTAAGGGTCCCCCCCTAAGGGGGGATAGGGGCCCCACCCTTAGCAGCGCACTTCAAGCTAGCGGAAAAACAACTCCGGGTTATTAGTGGCGCAGATATGGTTTTTGGCTGGCCGACAGGGAAGAGGTTCGGGTGTGTCGTGCCGGCGAAAATTCCGCCAGCCGATCCCACAGGGTAATGCCAAAACCGTTTCAACTTGAAATCGTTCTGATATTTTTCTTTATATTAGGGGTTTTCGGGATCGAGGAACTCGAGCCCGGCGGGCGCCGCGGGCACGGCGGGCGCCGCGGGCACGGCGGGCGCCCGCCTTCGTTACGTAACGAAACCGCGGGGCGCCGCGGGGTGTTTGGGTGCGAAATCTCGGTTCCTCTCTTGACGTTCTTTGAATTCTCAACTACCTGTCAAGTCGCGGGGCGGCAATGGTGCTGAGTTCTCGCGAACCGAAAGTCTCAACGAATGTCAAAAATCATCCTTCCCCAAGCCACGCGAAACCGGGCACGATCGATCGTAAGAAACGCTCCCGGATTCGACGCGTGGCGCGACGCGGCCGACACCGCGACCGGGCAGCTCAATACCAAGGCGAGCATCCTTGATGCGGCGCGTGCCTTGGGCGTTTACGACGAAATCCTAGCCTTGGCCCCGCAGCACGGCGTAGAAAGCGGGCTGTCGAGGGCGGAGCTAGTGGCGGCTCAGGTCGAGGACGCGGCGCTTGACGCGGCCGAAGCGGGCGACCCCGCTGCGATCGTTGACGCTGTCGAGGCGGCGATCGAGAGTGTTCTTGCGCCTGTCCGGCCTGTTCTTGGTTCGCTCGTCCTACAGGCGATCGAGGACGCCGTACGCCCGATCGCGATCGCGGCGAACAAGCCCGCGGTAGTTATTCAAGCTCCGACGCTCGCGCCGGCTGGTGCGGCGCCTTTCGCAACGATTGTTCGTCAATCCACCATGTCGCAGGTCTTCGGTCTTGCCGCACGATCGGCGCAAGGCAAGCTCCCGGTGTCCATCTGGAACGCGATCGATGCGCCGCGGCCGGAAGCGGCTTATGTCGTGAACCCCGACACGTTCGCCGAGGTGGTGACGGCGTTGGAGCACGGCGAGGCGTGTTGGCTCGCGGGCGCCGCGGGCACTGGCAAGGGGACGTTGGCGCGAGAGTACGCAGCGCGAACCAACCGGCCTTTTGTGAGAATTGGCTTCACGCGCTCAACCGAAATTGTCGACTTGGTCGGCCAGAGCGAGCCTGTTCCAGGCGAGACGCATGGCGCCCAAATGGTATGGCGTGATCGTGTTTTCACGCAAAGCATTCGACGCCCGGGCACGGTGATTTTGTTGGATGAGCTCATGATTGCGCCTCCGGGCACGGCGGCGTTTTTTCAGACGGTGCTCGATGACAAGCGCTTGACGCTTCCGACGGGCGAGGTGGTGCCTTTTGCCCAGGGTGTTGTCGTTATCGTGGCGGATAACAGCGCGGGCTATGGTGACGAGACCGGCGTCTATGCCGGCGTGCAAGTGGCAAATGCGGCGCTTGTCGACCGTTGCGCCCGGCTGATTGTCGTCGATTACCTTCCGCCGGCCTTGGAGGCGCTCGCGCTCAACAAGCATACCAACGCGCCGCTCGCGGCCTGTGAACGGCTCGCGGCGTTTGCGCGGGTTGTTCGTACCGCAGCGAAAGCGGCGGGCGGCGAGGCAAGACCATTTTCGGTTCGACGGCTGGTCGCGTTCATGAATGCGGTTTACCGCGACAAGATCGATGCTCTTCCGGCGTGGCGGATCACAGCGCTATCGAGGCTGCCTGAGGCTGACCGCGAGTTGCTCACGCAAGCGATTGCGGCGCATTTTGACAGCAAAGCCTTTGATCGTGAATTGCGCGGCGTTGTCGAGGCGGGTGAGCCTGCGGCAGTCGCGGCGCCCTTGTCGCAAGCGTCCGAACAAGTCGGCGCCCGGCAGGCGTTCGCCTAGTCTTCTCACACCCCAAAACAAACGAGAAAAATCATGCTCAACAGAACAACGGTAAGCATTCCCGACGCGCTCACGGCGATGGAAGGAAATCTTCGCGCTATCCTCCTCCTGGCTGGCGTCAATGCGAGCGTGCGGGCGACCGTTTCAGCCAGCACGACGACGGCTAGCGTGGCAATGACGAGAGTTCATGCCCGGGCACCCTATGACGCGGTCGTGACGTTCCCCGTCATGGCGCACGACGCCCGGCTCACTCGTGCTGTGCTCGATCGCTGGACAGGGTATTTCTTGCACGAAATTGCCCACGTCCTCTATACCGACAACGCCGTTTGGCGTGTTGCGGTTAGCGAGGGGTTGGCGAACCTTGTCAACGCGCTTGAAGACGTTCGGATCGAAAAGAAATTGATCCGCGCCGCGGTCGCGGGCAACGCCCGCGAAAGGTTGACAGAGCTCCTCGCATGGGCGGTTGGCGAGACGAGCAAGACGCCGGTCGGCGCGAAACCCTATGATCCAAACTCGGTTCGCTGCATGCCTTGGACACTTGCGATGATGGGCCGCGTCCGAGTGTGCGGTTATGAGCTCCCCGCGGTAGCGCCTTACGACGCGGCGCTTGACGCTGGCATGCGGGCGATCATCGATGGCGCGCTGGGCAAGCTTGCCAAGGCGCGAACTACACAAGATGTGCTCGACATCGCACGCGAATTGAAACAAGCGACGTTGCCCGAGGACCAGGGTGAGCCCGGCGAGCCCGGCGAGCCCGGCGAGCCCGGCGAGCCCGGCGAGCCCGGCGAGGGCGAGCCTGGCGAGGGCGAGCCTGGCGACGGCGAGGGCGAGCCCGGCGAGGACGACGGCGAGCCCGGCGAGGGCGACGGCGAGCCCGGCGAGGGCGAGGGTAAGTCCGGCGAGGGCGACGGCGACGGCGAGGGCGACGGCGAGGGCGACGGCGAGAGCAAGCCTGGCGAGCCCGGCGAGGGCGAGAGCAAGCCCGGCGAGCCCGGTGATGACAAGTCCGGCACTGGTCACGGCGGCGGGCACGGCGGCGGCGATGGGCAAGTCACGATCGATCCTGCGATCATGGAACCCGTCCCAAGCCTCAATCCGATCGCGGCGGGCAACCGTCCGAAGTCGATTGTTGATGCGGCAACGCAAGTCCGCGAAGTCGCGCTAATCGAGATCCTGCGGCGGGCGAAGGCTGTCGCGAAGCGGAGGCTTCCGGCGAGCGCCGGACACTATGCGATACTGATCGAGCAAGACCGGCTCAAAGCAGCGGCGCGCGGCTGCGCGAGGCTTCGCAACCAGTTGGCGCGCGTCCTCAAAGCGGCGGCCGACGATGACGTTCAGCGGCGGCGTAGTGCCGGGCGGGTTGACGCCCGCGCCATGGGGCGGCTCGCGGCGGGCGACTATGCCTCGCCGTTCCTTCGGAGGCGTCAGATTGACGGGCACGAAGTGGAAGTTTCGATCTTGCTTGACGGCTCGAGCTCGATGGCTCAGGTCGGTCGGCTGTGGCGTTCCACGGTGCTCGCTGTGACGATTGCACAAGCGGCCGAGCAAGTCGGGGTCAAGACCGAGGTGCTCAAGTTTGAGCGAGACGCGCTCTATTCGGTTAAGGGCCCAGGCGAACGGCTCGCGCTCCCGGCGGTTATGGCCCGCTTCACGACGGCAGCTTCCTACTGCGACGGCTACACCCCGCTTTCCGAAAGTCTCGCCATTGCCGCGGAGCGGCTCGCGGCGCGGGCGCCGACGAAGCGAAAGGTTCTCTTTCCGATTACCGATGGCGGCTGCGACTTGGGCCCGCTTGCGGTTCATGCCGTGGCGAAGCAGTGCGAAGCCCGTGGCATCGAGGTCGTCGGCATATCCATCGACGGCGACGTTCACGGCTGCTTCGACCATGAAATCAGGGTGAACCAAGGCGACGACATGGCCACGGTCGGCCTTGGCTTGCTCGCCCGGGTGCTCGAAGCCCGCGGGCGGGCGGCGTGATGGCGGCGCTTTTGCTGGTGCTGGTGATCCTGATCGTATGGGCTGCTGAGGCGTAGACGGCCCGCCATTGCGTTTTTAGGCTTGGCCCGCGGGGGAACTACCCCCCGCGGGCTTTTTCGCGTCTACGGGGCTTCCAGGGGCCGCCGGGAAGGTGCTAGTCGTAGGGGCATGGCAAGAGCAAGACCAGCATGGCGGGCGCCGATGACGCGCCATCGCAAGGGCCAAGGCCCTGGCATGCACGCGGCGACACTCGCCCGGCGAACAAGCTTTTCGGATTTCTCACCAGGTTCGGGGCGGACGCAATGCCGTTGCATTGCGCGTTCGACCGGCGAACGGTGCAGGGCCGATGCGGTGCAGGGCGCGACGGCGTGCCGGGCACATCACGGCGTGACGGGCGCACTCGCGGCGGCGCGCTCGCGAGATCCGCGAGTAAGGCGAGCGGCGAGCGGCTCGGCGGCGCGTCGCGCGCTTGCGGTGATTGCGTTTGCGGCGATCGCGGACGGCGAGACCGGCGAGCCTGGCGACGGGCTGGTGGCGATCGGACGGAGAGCGTTAGGGTGTCAGCCGACTTGAAGGCGATCGCGATCGCTACTTTGCGAGACGTTGCGGGCAACGCTAAAAACCCAGCCGCGGCGCGGGCTGCAGCCGCTCGGACGCTCCTCGAGATGCTCGGCGAAGTCGGAAGATTGCAAGAAAAATCAGGATTGAAAAGCGAGAAATCGCTAGTTGAGATGACATCAAGCGAGCTCGACGGCGAGCTCGAGAGGCTAGCTTCGCTCGTGACGCCGCGGGCACGGGCACCACGGGCACAACGGGCACGGGCACGGGCACCATATCGGCTCTTGTGAGAAAGCCTAGTGTTTCCAAGGGGTTAGTCCATGCCCGCGGGCACGGCGGCCGCGGCGCGGCCGGTGCCGACCGTCGGCCCCCTGGCCGCCCCCGCGCCGAGCGCCGGCGACGCTGACACCACCACTCAGAAAATTTCCAGGAATATTAACTTTTCGAGTATGGTGCCCGCCCATCCACTGGCGAAGGCGAGCACCATCGGATGGGCGTCGAACGGATTTTCAGCTTCTCAGGGTGGGACAAGGATCACCCGTCGGATCGTCTCCCCGGCGAGCGTATCGACGCGCAGTTCGACGTTTTCAGTAACGCTCTTCGCGAACTCGAGACGCGCGTCTCACGCCTGCTCCGCGATGACGGAAAACTCGCGCATGACTTACTCACCGTCGAGAGTTTTCCTCCCGAGCTCCACACGGAGATGGCCCGAAATATCCTCGCCGAGGCGCGTGCCGACCGCGCCGTCGCCGACGGGATCTTCGCGTCGATCAAACAACAACGTCAGGCGGTCGAGACGAGCCTGGTCGAGGCCCGGACCTTCGCTGCCCAGTCGGCGCGCGACTTCGCGCATAACCTCGGTCTGGTTCAGCAAGTCATCGCGGTGCAGGAGCATCTGCGCAATCACGTCATGCCCTTGGCCCGCCAGGCCCGCGACGCCGCCGCCACCCTCACCGAGAGCGAGAACACCGTCACTTTGACGCTCGCCGCCGCCGAGAACTGGGCCGACGTCTCGATGGCGTGGGCCGAGCACATGCCGGATATTTTGCCGGCTAACATTCTCGCGACGAACGCCATCACCGGCGACCACTGGTCGGCGCGTTGGTGGGCGAACCAGGCCGCGTCCGCCGTCGGCGGGATGTTGTATCGCTACTACTACGGCCCCTCGGCGGAGCCGCCCGAAGGCCAGCCCAACGGGCAGCCGTTGCAGCCCGGCTCGATCTATTTCGACACCGACACCAACATCATGTACGTCTGGAACGGCGCCTCGTGGCAGCCGTTCAACACCCCGACGCCTGCCGCCACCAGCACCCTCTACTACAAGGCAGTGGCTGGCCAGACGGTCTTCCCGCTCACCGTCAACGACCTTTTCGGGCACAACGCCACGCTCAATCCGGCCCGCCAGCAGGGCATCGTGGTCTACGCCAAAGGCTTGCGCTTGCAGCTCGGTGGCGCCAGCAATCCCACCGGCGGCTACACCGTGAACACGGCGACGTCGACCATCACCTTGACCACCGCCCTTGCCGTCAACGACACCCTCACCGTCGACGTCCTGCGTGACCCGTCCGAGCTTGCTCCCGCTGGTCTGATCACCGTCGCCAAGCTCAAGAAATTCGCCTTCGACGGCGTCGCCACGACGTTCGCCTTGCTCGACAACCTCACTTCGGCGGCGGTGGTTCCGGCGGGCGATGCCGCCCAGCTCAAGATCGTCGTCGACGGCGTCGACCAGGAGCCGGGCACAGACTACGTCCTCGCCTCGGCTGGCGCTTCGGTCCAGTTCACGTTCACGCCGGCCGCCGACGCCAAGAACTTCGCGGTGTATTTCCACGGCTGAGAGCCAACCATAGCCCGGCGGTAGATACCGCCACACGGGAGAGGTAGATACCTCGATGGTCAATAGGGTTCAGACGTTTCGCAGCTCCGTCGCCGGTGCCCGGCCTTCTGGCCGGCCGCCAGGCGAGCTCTACACGAATTTCGCCGACAACCAGTTTGGCGTCATCAGTCCGGCGGCAGTAGCCGTCGATCTCGTCGCCGTGCGCTTTTTCGCGACGACGGCGAACTATGCCATCGGCGACTACGTCATTCAGGCGGGAAATCTCTATCGGGCGATCGCGGCGTCCGCGCCGGGAGCGTTCGTGCCGGCGAATTGGTCGAAGGTGCAAAGCGCGGCGGACATCGCGACGGGGTACTTGCCTTTGGCCGGCGGCACCCTCACCGGGGCGCTGATCCTCAACAGCGACCCGAGCGTCGCCTTGCACCCGGTGACGCTCCAGTACCTGCAAGCCCAGCTCGCCCTCTACTACCCCAAGACCGGCGGCACGCTGACCGGCAATCTTGCGGTCAATCCGGCATCGGGTGCTGCAAATATAAACATCAGTCCAAATGCTGCTGCACAACAAGCCCTGATCAACTTTTTTCAGGGGGCGTTGAAGTGGCAGTTGGGCAAGCAGAACGACGATAGCTTCCTGCTTTACGACGTTGCCGCCGCAGCCTTCGTCATCAGCATACCATCGAACGGTACGACGGTGATTTTCGGTCGCAGCGTTATACTCAACGCCGACCCGAGCGTGGCTCTTGGCGCAGCGACCAAGCAGTACGCCGACACCAAGGTCGCCAAGGCCGGCGACACCATGACCGGCAACCTCACGCTCAATCCGCCGAGTGCCGGTGCCAACATCATCATGAACCCGGCGGCTGCCGCGCAGCAGGCCCTTATCCAGTTTCAACAGTCGGGGTTATCGAAATGGCTGTTCGGGAAGCGGTCTAACAACGATTTCTATCTGAACGACCCCGCCGGCAGCGACGTGTTCAACGTGCCGTCCGGCGGCGCGACGGTTACTTTTGGAAAATCGGTCTTATTGAGTGCCGATCCGACTGCCGCCCTCGGCGCGGCCACCAAGCAGTATGTCGACAACGCCGTGCTGCTGCCCGGCGTGATCCTCGCCTATGCCGGCAACGTCGCGCCAGTCGGATATTTCCTCTGCAACGGCCAGAACGTCAGCCGTGCGAGCAATCCGGTGTTGAGCGCAATGCTCGCTGGACTGACGCCGGCTTATCCGTTCGGAGTGGGGGATGGCTCGACCACGTTCGGTGTTCCCGACCTGCGCGGTCGCGTCCCGGTCGGCATTCACGACATGGCGGGTTCCCCGACCCCGGCGCGCATATCCACGGCGACCATGAGCGCGCTGACGCTCGGTGGCATCGGTGGCGAGGAAGTCCATGTGCCGACCCTGGCCGAGATGTTCGCGCACTTCCACACTTCCACGTTCCGCTCCAACTCGAGCAGCACGCAGACGTTCACACCCTCCGGCGCCGCGCCGGCCGGCGTGTCTTCCGACATCTCGGACACGAAAGGCAGCAGCGCCGCTCACAACAACATGCCGCCAGCGCAGTTGGTCGGCTACATCATGAAGGGGGGATGACATGGCCGCGCTCGAAATAATCGCCGACACCTATCAGGCGCTGACTTATGACCTACAGGGGGCCATCGACCAGTACACGATCGAGCTTGCAGCTCACGCCAGCACCGTTGGCGTGGCGGCGCCGGGGGCGACGATGCTGGTCGAGGCGATCGTCAAGCACCACGACGGCCTGTTCATCATCGTGCCGTCGCCGGCCGCCCCGGAGAAGCAGCCGTTGCCGAAGGATGCGAAATATTACCGTTCGCCGGAAGAGCGGGCGAAGCTCACGGGCGAAACCGCTTGAGCCAGTATCGGGGGTCGGTGGCGCTGGTCCTCGCCTTCACGCTCGGCGTCGTCCTGATTGTCATCGTCGTTGCCGCGGCTCTGGGTGTCCGGGTCAACGAACTGACCCGCGATGCCGCGATTGGCGCGGTTGGTGTTATGGTGGGAGCGCTGGTCACGTACCTGGCGAGGAAATGATATGACCGCCGACGTCTGGACCCCGATCGAATTTCAGAAGCGTCTCGTCGAGCACGACTACCCGCTGCCGATCTACGGGGCCGACGGGGATTTCGGCGAAGAGACCATCGCCGCCTGCGAGCGCTGGTTCGCCGACGGTATCGACCTGGCGGTGCCGCCACTGCCCGGACCGCCGCCCGGCGACACCCTCGTGCCCGACGACTGGATGCCCGAATGCAAGATGGAGCGGATCATCGTCCACTGGACCGCCGGCAGCTACGCCGTCTCGGCGACCGACCGCGAGCACTACCACATCATCGTCGGCGGCGACGGGGTCCTGGTCAGGGGCGACAAGCCAATCACAGCGAACGTCTCGACGTCGGATAACGACGGTTACGCTGCCCACACCAAAAATTGTAACTCAGGTTCGATCGGGATCTCTGTCGCCTGCATGGCCGGCGCCGTCGAGAGCCCGTCGTTCAACCCCGGCGCCTACCCGTTGACGCAGCGGCAGTGGGCGACCGCGGCCGAGGTCGCCGCCGAACTCTGCAAAGCCTACGGCATCGATGTCGGACCGCAGACGGTCCTTCAGCACGGCGAGGTCTCCGACAATCTCGGCATCTCCCAGGATGGGAAATGGGACGTGCTCAAACTGCCGTGGGCACCGGATCTGTCGAAGGATGAAGTCGGCGATCAGTTCCGCGACCTGGTGACGGAGCGGCTATGACCATCGGCACCATCCTCGTCATCATCCTCATCCTCGTCCTCGTCGGGGCGATCCCGTCATGGCCGTATTCCCAGAACTGGGGTTACGGTCCGTCCGGGGTCATCGGCGTCATCCTGCTCGTCTTGTTGATCCTCGTGCTCCTCGGGAGGGTGTGATGTCGATCGGGTTCATTTTCTGGCTGGTCATGATCCTGTGGTTTTTCTCGTGGCTGTTCTACTGGCAAGCAGGGTCCGCCTACCCGTGGGCGATCCACGCCAATGCCCTGATCTTCTTCGTCCTCTTGTTTTTGCTGGGGTGGAGAGTTTTTGGCTTCGTCATCCAGGGAGCTTGATGGTGTCGCAGGCGTGGGAAGGCCCTGTCGGTTATCGGACGCATGTCGGTCGTGGCATGGGTGGTCCGGAGTGGCGGATGAAGCTCAACCGACGCGGCGGTCCAGTGTGGTGGCACCGCTGGCTCGAAGCGTGGTGGATCGTCACCGGGAAATGGTCGCTGCATCGGGCATGGCAGGCGGGCAAGGACAAAGGCCACACCGATGAAATTCAACGTACCCTCCGAGGTGGAAGATAGGAGACTGGAAATGAGCAAAGAGAAAACCCCTGATCCGAAATCCCCGGAACTCGACGAGAGCGGGCAGGCACCGCCGGCCGGCGGGTCCGTAGGCCCTCCTCCTTCCCAATCGCCGTTCGAGCCGGTGCCCGAGCCAGAGGCCGAGAAGACGCACAAGAACGAGAAGGCGCACGAGAAAGCGCCGAAGGATTACGACAAGGATCACAAGGCGAAATGACCATGCCCGAAGCCGTGGAAAGGGCGCCGCCGCCCGAAATCACGCCGTCCATCATCGACGGCACCGGGCTGGGGCTGAACGCCTCCGAGGTGATCTTCATCCAGGTCCACCAGCACCCGGTGGTCAAGGCGATGAAGCCTTACCTGCGGGCCGCCGACCGGCAGCTCGATGCCGGCCAGCCGGTCAACACCGGCCTGCCCGTGGTTTCCGGCACCGGCACCGTCGGGCAGATCCTGACGACGACCAACGGCACCTGGCTCAACACCCCGACTTTCACCTATGCCTGGTTCAGGTCGGGCGTCGTCATCGCCGGCGCCGCGGCGGCGACCTATACGCTTGTCGCTGCCGACAGCGGCAAGGCGGTTTCGTCCGTCGTCACCGCGACCAAGGCCGGATTGGCGGTAGCGGCACCGTCGTCGAACTCGATCGCGGTGGCGTAGAACCACATGGCCCTGACCCCGGCCGAGGCGGCCTTCGTCGCGACGCACGAAGTGCCGGTCGTCAGGGCGATGAAGCCCTACCTCGACGACAATCGCGAGGCGTTCCTGGCGACGGCACCTCGCTGCACGGCGCTGCCCGTGGTTTCCGGGGCGGGCACCGTCGGCGCAGTGCATTCTTGCACGACGGGCACCTGGCTCAACGCGCCGACTTTTACCTACCAGTGGCGGCGCAGCGGCGCTCCGATCGCTGGCGCGACGGCGTCGACCTACACGGCTGTAACTGCCGATGCCGGCATGCGCCTGACTTGCGTCGTCACCGGAACCAACGTCACCGCGGCGGTTTCCGTCGCCTCGGCGAACGGGATCAACATCCCGGCTCTCGACAACGTCGCCCCGGTGCCCGTCGCTTTTTCGCCTGTCGACAATCAAATCGGCGTCGCCGTCGGCGTCAATCTCGTCGTGACCTTCTCCGAGACGGTGACCCTCGGCACTGGCATCGTCACGCTCAAGAAGGTCTCGGATAACTCGACGATCACCTCATGGAACGTCGCCACGCAGGCGGGCACGGGTGCCGGGCAGGTCAACGTCGTCGGCGGGAACCAGCTCACCTTGAGGCCAGCCGCGGCTCTCGCTGATACGACGGATTTCTACGTCATCTGGGACGCCAACGTCGTCAAGGACGCGGCGAACAATCCCGTCGCGGCGACGGCCTCACCGAGCGCGTGGAACTTCACCACGGTCGTCTCCAGCGTCGTCGCCTTCAGCGGCATGCTCGACGTGCTTGGTGTGCCCGCGACGCGCGCCTACTCGACCCGGCGGCTGCGTGGTGGGCATCTTGGGCCGGCCATTCGCATCCGGCGCTCGAACGACAATGCCGAACTCGACATCGGCTTCGTCGGGGAGGGCTTAGATACCGCTGCGATCAGCACGTTCGTGGGAGCAAATAGTGCATTCGTAACTACATGGTACGATCAAAGCGGGACAGGCGATAATCAAGTTCAGGCAACTGTTGCCAATCAAGCACGAATAGTTAATGCGGGAACGTTGGATACGAGGAATGGCAAAGCGTCTGCTCTATTTAACGGTGCTACCCATCAGTATGCTGGGGCTGTTGCATCGGGCGTGAAGACTGTTGGTGCGGTTTCGGCGCTTAATTATCCCGGCCCAACCACTCCGGCATATCAAACGATTTTAGCTCAAGCGGTGACAACGCCAGTATTGTCGACAGTGGTTAATGGCGTTTCGTGGCAGCTTACGATGGGGACGCCTTCGGTTGATGGTGGAGGAAACGTAACAGTTTTTGGGGGTGTTTTATTCAATACGCGGGCTAGTGATCCCACCGGTATAGGAACGACTGAGGTTTTGAATATTGGCGTTTACCAGTCCACTGGCTATCGGTGGACAGGCTGGGTGGGTGAAGTGGTCTGGTTCGCCACCCAACTCTCCGCCCCCAACTACGCTCTCCTCTTTGCCAATCAGGCGACATACTGGGGCACGCCGGCGGCGGATACCGTCCCGCCGACCATCACCGCCTTTTCCCCGCTCGACAACGCCACCGGCGTCGCCATCGCCGCCAACCTCGTCGCCACCCTCTCGGAGCCATGCACGCTCGGCGCTTCCGGCGTCATCACGCTGAAAAAGACTTCCGACAATTCCACGGTCGATAGCTGGAACGTCGCCACCGCTTCCGGCTCGACCGCCGGTAAGGTCGAGATCGTCGGCGGCACCGCCCTCACTATGCACTTGACCACCGCCCTGGCCAATTCCCTCGGCGTCTACGTCATCTGGGATGCCGGCGTCGTCAAAGACACGGCGGGTAACCCGATCGCGGCTAATGCAGTCACCACCCTATGGAACTTCACGACGGTCGCCGCGAGCGGCGGGACGTTCCTGCTTGACCTCTATCCGACCGCCAGCATGGCCTATTCCTTCCGGAAACTCCGGAACGCCTACGCCGGCAGCGCGGTGAGGATCAGGAGATCGAGCGACAACCTCGAGCTGAATATCGGCTTCGATGGGAGCGGGAATTTCGACACGGCTGCGGCGGCAGCTCATATCGGTGGCGGCAGCGGGTTCATCGTCACTTGGTTTGACCAGAGCGGGAACGCGATTGATGTAACTCAGGCGACGGTGGCGAACCAGCCGGCATATAATGCGACTGGGGTTAATGCGAAGCCTGCTGTAGTGTATGATGGTGTAAATGATAATTTAGGGTGCGCCGGTGTAGCGAACACGTCCATGCCGGCAGTTACGACTACAATTATGGTCGTAATGCAAAGAACAGGTTCAGTTACGACAAACGGAACAGTGGTATGGGCTAATAACGTTACATCGAACGTGATTGAACTGTTTGCCGAGTACGGTAGTGGTATTCTATTTGATTTTGGGACGAATGGCGCGCGGACTTGGCCAGCTTTTCCCGGTAATTGGACTGCTATGCCGCATCTAGTAGAGTGCGGTCGAGAAGCGGTTGGTAATTTCCAATACGTTACTGTTGACGGTAACGAGTTAATGCGACAAGCGCAAACGGCGGTCCTAACGGCAGGGACGGCTACGTTTTATGTTGGCGATCCCGCTACTCATCAAAGTGGCCCCATTTCCGAAGTGGTCGTCTGGGCCGCCGATCTTGCTGCCAATCGGGCTGCTGCACGAGGAAATGTTCAGACCTACTGGCAAGCGGGTCCGCTCCTCCTCGATGGATTTGGGATGGCGGCGACGAAGGCTTACTCCCTTCGTAAGTTGAATTCCGCTTATGCTGGAAGCGCGATCAGGATACGTCGGTCAAGTGACAACACCGAGCAGGATATTGGGTTTGTTGGGGTAGATTTAGATACGGCTGCGATTAGTACGTTTGTTGGGGCGAATAGCGCGTTTGTCGTCACGTGGTACGACCAGAGTGGATCTGGCGATAATGCTACGCAAGCCACGGTCGCGACCCAAGCGCGGATTATGAATGCTGGGGTGCTGGACACAAGAAACGGTAAACCGTCAGTACAGTTTATTGGCACTAATAAGTACGCGGGTACTGCTGCGACTACCATCAAGGCTATGGGTGCGGTAGTTGCCATAAA